ACCGAGAGGACGAAACCTAGGCTTTCCTAAGTCCCTCCTTAGATATCACCGGTTGATGGCAACAATAGAACGGTCCGCGCACATGCGTGGGCTGTCCTACTTATGGCCTCAATCCGTTATGAGCATTCCACGAAGTATCTCTACTGCGACTCAGAGAGTCATCCCTGACCGTCAAACGGTTTCAGGTCAACCCTCTCGGGCAGTCAGCAGTAAAGAATACAAAGTTAGAGCTCAAAGTGAAGACACGAACATGAAAGTTTTCCGCCACATTGAAACAAATCTTTTCAATGCGGTCAAGTTGATAGTTGGAACAAACGCTTTTGACACAACAGTTCGAAGTCAAAGGACAGCAATCTACTGGATCCTTCGACTTCTTACAGACACCAGAACAACCTTCAGAGAGCACGGGTTGGAATCTGTAGTGAACTGGGTCAAGGGCTTCTCCTTCAGTGCGCAACAAATCGCTGCCGATATCACTCCAGATGGTCTTAATGCACCATCCGGTCAATCAACAGACCCTCGTCACTACTTCAGAGGAAGTCTCGCCTCAATGCTCGCCAACAAAAGAGCTATGGCGACCCTCAGCACAATGTCTAATGCCTTACCTCCTCCAGTCGGTTCAAAACCAGAACTGGAATCAATGGAAAAGCATAAGAAGACATTGTCATCATTGGGTCCTGAACCCCCAACAGAAATCCTTACAAAACTTCAGGACTTCTGTTTCGAAAAGGTCAGAAGATTGGGCAAGCGTTTAGAAAAGGGTGCAACTACGTGCATCCCCCATCTCTCGGTCTCCGCATGTCTTGAAAATAACAGACATAAGGGAGGGGCCTATGGTCACTACCGAAACAAATACATAGCCGAGCAGAAGGACAAAGAACAAATTTACGATGAACGTAGAGCCGCATTACAACGAGAAGCCGAAGCCTCTGAGCCGGGTACGACAAACGACGAAATGTACTTCATCCCTATACTATTGACAAGCCGTATTGATTCGATGAATCAGTGGGTCCTTTCGCAGGCATGGTCCGATTACCGAAAGGATTCCGATTTATCCACGATTCACGCAATCGCAGTATCCTCAAAGAGGTATAAAGCTCGCGTAGTTTCTGTAGGTCCTGCCTATCTAAATATCTTAGGGCAGCCCATCAACTCTCGCCTGACGAGAGCATTAGAACTGATGGGCCCGACAAAAGATAAGCTCCGAGGTTCCAATATTGAGAAGCTGCTAAGTTATGGAGCCAGCCATTCGTCCCAAGACGTTATTGGCTATAGTGCCGACTTAGTAGCCGCGACCGACGCAATCGGCCATCAGGTCGCTTTGGCCTGTTGGGAAGGAATCAGCAGAGCACTCGAACTCCCCCCACTCGAATACGAGCTAGGTAGAAGAATCCTTACAGCAAAGAAAATCATTTACAAACGCAATAACAAAGACTGCGAAAGCATCATTTCAAAGAGAGGAATTCTTATGGGCCTACCACTCGTATGGCCTATTCTCAATTTTATCAACATGTTCTGTGCCGAATTTGGAGCAGGAGAGATAAGCACCAAGAGTTATGCAGTACACGGCGATGATCTTGCCGCAGTCTGGGATCGGGAAGAAATCCACCGATACCAGAAGAACATAAGACTACTCGGAATGGAACTCCATCCAAGAAAATCCCTAGAATCACAAGGATTAGTCCTATTCTGCGGGGTATTTTACCGTATACAATGGGCACAACGAAAACGCCATGGTCACTTCACTATACAAGAGCAAATGAAGCAGCTGGACACTGTCAAGATCCCGACACGTGTTGTAATCCAACCTCATCTCAACCTTGGAAGGTTGAGAACCGGAGCAGAGCTGGAACACCCGCTTGAATATTCAATCGCGGACCTAGCTTGGGACGTCTTCAAAGAAGCTACCAAATCACAGAGAAAGCATCTCGGACAAATCTTCCGAGACACCTTCCCTCGTACATGGAGCAAGCTTCTTTCTTGTGGACTCTCTATATCTCTCCCCAGAGGAGTGGGTGGCGCTGGACTTCCTTTTGGACCCTCTTACCCGAAGCATCGGTCATACGCGAGAAGTATTCTCCAAGATCCCAAGCAGCACCTGCCTGTTCATCTCATTGAAGCTTGGCACAATATGACCTTACCACCGAACCTAAGAAGCGCCTTCGCCCGTGCAACCGCCACTGCGGAAGATTGGGCTAATGAGGCAACCAAGGTTAACGGCGGACTATCAGCAAGAGTAGTAATCCAAAAGGCACAAACGACGGAACTCGCACACGAGTCCCGTAACCTCTATGACCCAAAGAGCAGTCAAATTAAGGTCCATCACTCCCTTCGACACATACGGAAACTCATCGATTCAGCTGAGAAACTCCTTTACCAACGTGGAGCATCGCGGGACTACCGAAAACTCCCTCAACCCAAGGCAATCTGGATCGCATACAAAAACGCAATTCAGAAATTAGACACTTGGAGGGATGTTTTCGTTCCCGCGTCAGAGGCAAAGGCCTTCCTCGACCAAAATCGACCAATCATGTTCGATTTAGTTTCCCAGGCACCCCAACTCGGCAGATCACCGAGCCAAAGTGTGATGCTGTTCAAAGGAACACAGTCACCAATCTCGACGCTAGAATTCGCTATTGCCAAATTCTAACCCCG